GGCCGAGCTCGACATGTTCATGGCCGAGATGGCTGGTATCCTCGAAGACGTGCGGCCCAAGGAGCTGGTCATCATGTGGTGCGACGCCAAGCTGCACCGCACCGACTACGCTGAGGAAGCCTCCGACCTGAACACGATCAGGGCGAAGGGCGCACCGGGCGGTGGCGGCACGAGCTTCTGCCCAGTGTTCGACGAGATCGAGCGGCTTGGTCTGGAGCCCGAGGCGCTGGTATACCTGACCGACGGCATGGGCAGCTTCCCGCACAAGGAGCCGAAGTACCATGTGATCTGGGGCAACATCTACAAGGGCGCGAAGTATCCTTGGGGTGATGTCGTGGACATTCCGAAACAGGTGGCGAAAGCCGCCTGACGAGCTGGGGTGTAGCTCAAAGGCAAACGCGCTGAAAGGCGTAGAGCAGGCCGGTACATAGCCGAGTAGTCCCGCAGCTTGATTGCAGGTAAGTCTGCACCGCGTGTGTGGCGAAAGGCCCGCGAACCGCAAGGTCGAAAAACCCGCCGATGCAGGTTCAAACCCTGCCGCCCCTACAACTACCCACGGAGGTAACAATGCCTGCAATGCACGACGAAGTCCGAGACCTGATGGTCAGCAACCTCGAAGAAAAATGCAAGCTCATGCTGCGGCTCAAACCGTTCAGCATGACACACGAAGAGTGTCTCAGGCTGGTGGCTCCGCGGCACCATGTTGATCTGCTGCTCGAGGCGTCGAAGATCGCGGCGACCACGTGGTATGGACGCGAGATAAAGGTGACTGTTCCCGCGCATGTGGACGGTAGTCCGCTTGAACCGGAGATCACGTTCACTTTGACGTCGCACGCTTACAAGGACCCGCCATTGGTTCCGAGCCATCCATCGTGGCAAGCGGACGCTCCGCGTGAGGTGGCTGACCGCGTAGTCAGCTGGCTGCTCAACCGCTACGAAGTTGGTCGTAAATTCGGCATGGCGAAGCATGTGCTATTTGAGCTCAACCGGCTCTGCACGCACGGCTCGCAGCTGACCTACCTGATGCCGACGGTGTCGCATCTATGCGTGCGGGGTAAATCTTCGCGCATGGACACGTGGCTGGATCGCTTCGGAGCCTACAAGCCGGTGAAGAACGCGCCGGCGCTGAGCCTGCCCCTGCGCAAGGCCACGGGCGATGCGGCTGCGTTGTTGACAACGCTGTCGCTACTGGGGGACGACATCCCTGAGCCCGAGGTGGGCGAGGTGGCGATCAAGGTGTCGGTACCGCACTTCGAGTTCGAAGAGAACTTCGTCAGGCGGCTGTAAACGAAAGAGGCGGCAAGGTGGTGGACGCCCCCTGCCGCCTCCGCTCCCACCCACAGGAGACGCCTCGACGGCGCGCTTCAGATTTATGTTACCCGAGGAGGTAAGTCAAATGCGATCACACGGTGAAGTCAGGCAGATCAACGGCAAGCGGGTTGCCACGCCTGAGTACCGTGCGTGGCAGGCGATGCGCAATCGTTGCCGAAATTCTAACTGTAAAGACCACTGGAGATACGCCCCCAAAGGCATCGATCCGCACTGGGATAAGTTCGAAAATTTTCTGGCCGACATGGGGCGTAGGCCATCTCCACTCCATACTTTGGAGCGAAAGAAAAACCATCTTGGATACTCGAAAAGTAACTGCGAGTGGGCTACACGAGAGACGCAGGCGCGCAACCGTGGTAGCTACATTAAGCACTCCAAAATGATCGCCGATAAAGTTCGCGCCCTTTACGCAACAGGCAAATATAAACAGGTCGACATTGCTGCGATGTTCCCAAACATGAAGCAGGTAGATGTCTCCCAGATGGTGCGTGGCATCCGCTGGAAATGAGAACGGAGGTTGGTAATGGCTGAGCGCTTTACCATCGATTTTCGAGACCTACTACGACAAGGACTACTCGCTCCGGAAGATGACGCCGGTGCAGTACATCCTTGATCCGCGGTTCGAAGTGATCATGCTGTCTGTGAAGCGGCCGGGCAGGCCGGTGATCAATTTGTCGGGCGACAAGGTCGCGCAGTTCTTCGCGCTGCTCAATCCCGACGACACGGTGATGCTCTCCTATAACTCGCTCTTCGATGCGTGCATTTGCGCGTGGCACTACAACTTCGTGCCTAAATTAATTATCGACGTCATGGGCATGGTGCGAGCGTGGTACGGGCACGAGCTGCGCAGCGTGGCGCTGGCGGCGGCCGGGCCACACATTGTCGGCCGGCACAAGGGTACGGCGGTGCACAAGATGATGGGGCTGCGCGCCGCGGACATCCATGCGCTGGGCTTCTGGGCTGAGTATGAGAAATACTGCGGCGACGACAGTGAGCTCGCCGAAGGCATCTTCGAAGAGATCATGCGGCAGGGCTTCCCTCCGTCGGAATTGATCGTGCTGCACAACGTGCTCATGATGGCGGTGCATCCGCAATTCAACCTGAACGGCGTCGAGCTCGCACAGCATCTGCAGGACATCATCAATGACAAAGCAAACCTCCTTGCACAGTCCGGCCTTACCTACGACGCAAACGGAAAATGCAAAGAGCTCATGTCCAACGACAAGTTCGCAGCGCTGCTTGTCGCTCACGGAATTGATCCTCCGCGAAAAACATCTCCTACTACTGGACGCGAAACATGGGCTTTCTCAAAAGCAGACCAAGAGTTCACAGACCTTGAAGAACATCCAGATACTAACGTACAAGCACTTGTCGCTGCAAGACTGGGTCACAAAAGCACCATAGAAGAAACACGTACTCAACGCTTTGTTGACATCTCGTTGCTCGAATGGCCAGCTAGCTATCTGGCATGGCGTGGACTGCAGCCGGGGACGAAGCTCGCACCAATGCCGCTCAGGTATGGTGCAGCACATACGCATCGTCTCGGCGGCGACTGGCAACTCAATGTACAGAACTTCCCAAGCCGTGGCGTCATCAACCATCTGAAGCGCGCACTCATGGCGTGGGCTGGGTGGCAGGTGGTCAACACGGACAGCTCGCAGATCGAAGCACGCATCGTCGCGTGGCTGTGTGGCGAGAAGGACTTGCTGGATCAGTTCGCGCGCGGGCTCGACCCGTACAAGATTTTCGCTGCGAAGGTGTTCCACGTGGACGTCTCGCAGGTGACCGCGGAGCAGAGGTTCTTGGGTAAGACGAGCATTCTCGGACTGGGCTTCGGGCTGGGCTGGATCAAGTTCAAGCACCAAGTGCGTGTGAAGTCGTTGGAAGCTGTGAAGCTCAGCGGCAAGGGGCAGGAGCTGGTCCTCGAAGATCAGCAGAGCATGCTGATCGTCAATACTTACCGCGGCACCTACACCGGCGTGCCGGCCATGTGGAAGGCTCTGAACAATGCGATCTCTATTCTGGCCGGCGGTCCCGGTAGTTTTTCTATTGGCCCTTGTGTGTTTTTCAAAGGAAAAATCTCCCTCCCGAACGGCCTATTCCTGCACTATCACAACCTCCGACAGACCGCAGACGGATGGCTTTACGATCACGCTGGCAAACCCCGAAGACTTTACGGTGGGGCGCTCCTCGAAAATATCGTGCAGGCCCTTGCACGTTGCATCGTCATGGACGCAAGCACCCGGATCGCTGCGCGACTGAAGCAGCAGGGCTGGGGGTTCATCCAACTTGCGCTCCAAGTGCACGACGCGCTGGCCTACGTGGTGCCTGATGCGCTTGTTACCTCCGTGCGTAACATTATGAAGGAAGAGATGAACCGGCCTGTCGACTGGGCGCTGGACTTGCCGCTGGCCTGCGACACCAAAGCTGGGCCCACTTATGGAGACGCGAAATGACGGTCACTACCGAGATGCAGAAATTGATGGATCAGTTGCTGGCTGAAGTCGCCGACATCAAGCTGAAGCAAGCACACCCGCCTATAACTATTGACCCCGGGAAGCAAACGCAGGGCCATTCCCGTGTCTCCCCCCGCGTCTACACTCTACAGGAGAAGATGGAGATGCGTATGGGCTGGATACCGAACAGGCCCCCAAGCAGCTTTGCATCCGTCGGGTACCATCGCTTAAACGACAAAGTGTTCGTGTGGGTGCTGACCAAAGAGGAGCAATCCGTCGTGCTGGAGGACGAACACGCACTCTTCCCCAGCGACGCTCTGATCACCAAAGTTCGAATGATGGGAGGCTGAAGTGGCTACGACTGAACAACCCGAAGAGTTTTTCACGATGCTCGCACCGGGCACGAAGAAAATCGCCATCTGCCAGCGGCGCTTAGGTACGCGCGACCGCATGGTGCAGATCGCTCTGTGCACCAACGAGACGATGGCCGACCGCATCGTGCAGGGGCTGCACCTGCGACAGAAGCAGATCGTTAAGCTGGAGGTGCCACTCGAACGTGAGCTCGAAGCTGCGCGGGCCCGTATACAGGTGGAGGCGGGCTATGTCGATAGCGTAAAGGCAACGCTCCGTAGTGTAGAGGCCAAAAATCGTGAACTGACAGATCAGTTGGCTAATGCTATCCGTGAGCGGGACGCAGCGCAGAAGGCAGCAAGAGAGACCGCATAAATGGCAGTAGTCACTTCCACGCGCGCAGGCGCAGTTCGCATCAAGCCCTTCGCGTGGAGCTTCTCCCGCATGAAGAATTTCGAGGTGTGCCCGAAGCGGCACTACGAGATCGATCTCGCGAAGAACTTCAAGGAGCCGGAGGGCGAGCAGCTTCGCTGGGGCAACTTCGTGCACGACGCGCTGGCCAAGCGCTGCAAGGACGGCGTGCCACTGCCGAAAGATTTGTTGGCTGCAATGCCCCACGCCGAAGCGTGGGCGCAGAAGGTGCTTGGCACCGGGGGAGACCTCTACGTTGAGGAGGGCCTCGCCATGAGCAAGGAGTTTACCTCCGTGGGTAACTTCGATGCGAACGTCTGGCTCCGCGTCAAGTGCGACTTCATGCGGATCGTCGGCGACGTCGCGCTTGCAGTGGACTGGAAGACCGGAAAAATTCTCGAGGACAGCGTACAGCTGGCGCTGACCGCCGCGGTGATCTTCGCAAAGTTCCCGCAGGTGAAAGCCGTTCGCTCCACCTACGTGTGGCTCAAGGACGACTGCGAGAGCAGCGAGACGTTCTACAAAGAAGACATGCCAGCAATGTGGAGATCAATATGGCACCGGATAGAGGCGATGGAGACGGCGCACACGCACACGAACTATCCGCCAACGCCGTCAGGGATGTGTCTGAAGTGGTGTGCGGTCAAGACATGCCCGCACAATGGCAAAGGTACCCGCTGAGCACCCAGAACGAAATGATGGCCGGGCGTATGGCCATCGGAGAAGCCAGCTACAAGCGCATCACGCTGGCACGCTGGGCCGACGAAGGTGAGCGCTGGCTGCGCGAGAACATCCCCGCCAAGGACTTGGAGTTCGCAACATCATGGGACGTGGATAGGTTGGAGATCACCCTCGATGTGTACCGTGTATGCCCTTACCAGCCAATCGTAGGGACCGCACGGAAGCGCATCTTCTCGGTGATGGAGAAGGCGAACGCATTTGTGAGCCATCTGACCGTTACAAAAATTCTTCTCATATCGTAGAGCGGTGGAGCATGACACAGGCAAAGCGCTATCAAGGCGAGCGGCTCCGTGCAGAGCAGTGGCACAACATGGTACGCGGCAAAGCTTTGGAAATGAAGCGTGCGGGCATGTGCGAGCTGGAAAAGATCGTGAAGGGTAAGTTCAATATCTACGCCGAGACACGCTACGACTATCAGGACTGCGGATATCTTATCGTCGTGGAAGTTGGCCCCGGCGGACCGAACGGCCCCATGGGGCATCTACGTCCGGCGTGTATAATCTTCACGCACGAAGAGCCGGCGCTGGAATTCCCATCGGACCATCTGAAGACCAAACTCTTGATGATAGCAGGCTGACATGGCTGGTACCCCCGAAGGTAAAATCAAGAATACAGTGAAGCGGGTACTCGCTGATTTTAGCGAGCTTATAACGGTCGGCGACTATATATGCCCCACGTTAAAGCAATACTGGCCGGTCCCGGCAGGTATGGGGGAGAGTGACCTAGACTGCATCGTGTGCTACTATGGGCAGTACATCGCCATCGAGACTAAAGCCCCCGGCAAGAAGCCGACACCGCGGCAAGAACTATGCATTGCGCGCACCCGGGCCGCCGGCGGGATGGCGTTCGTGATCGATAGTGAAGCGGGCGTGTTCGAGCTGCGTGCCGCCCTCCAAAGGATCAAAGATGCAAACGATAGTAAGCGCCAAGCATAAGCTGATCGGGGTCCCCGCCAATCCGGCGGTGGTGAACCTGTTCCCGAACGGGAAGCCGCATCGCTTCATGGACAGCGACTGGCTGCTTGTGCCACACGCGGAGACGGAAGTGTACCTCCTACGGAAGCTGGGGTTCGAAGCGCCCGCGCCGATCCTCACGCAATATGCGTTCCCGCAGACGGTGGGCAAGCCCGCGTTTGAAGTGCAGAAGAAGACCGCGGCGCTGCTCACCATGGCGCGCCGAGCGTACGTGCTGAACGGCATGGGTACCGGTAAGACGAAATGCGCGATCTGGAGCTTCCTCTACTTGAAGGCTCAGAAGCGCGCAACGAAGATGCTGGTGATCGCGCCCCTGAGCACGCTGCAATTCGTGTGGCAGCGAGAGACGTTCGAGATCGACCCCAACGTCAAGGTGATCGTGCTGCACGGCGACGCCAAGAAGCGTCGTGCGGCGCTGGCCGATACGAGCGCCGACATCTACGTGATCAACCACGACGGCATCAAAGTCCTCGAGAGCGAGCTCCTCGCGCGCACCGACATCGACGTCGTCTGCATCGACGAGCTCGCGGCGTTTCGCAACAAGAGTGACCGGACCAAGGCCATGGTGGGGCTGGCTGCGAAGAAGCCGTGGGTCTGGGGCATGACAGGATCACCGATGCCCAACGCACCGACGGATGTGTTCTACCAGTGCAAGGTGGTGACCCCCGACAGCGTGCCGAGGTACTTCGGGCACTTCCGCGCGAAGGTGATGTACCCGCTGGGCAACCTCAACAAGTGGGTACCGAAGGCGGACGCCGTCGAGCAGTCCTACGACGTCATGCAGCCGAGCGTGCGCTTCACCATCGACGAGGTGCAGGAGCTGCCCGAGTGCATCGAGCGCTTCGTCGACGTTGAGATGGGTAAAATACAGCAGAAGGTCTACAAGGATATCGTGGCCCACTGCCAGAGCGCCTTCACGAACGGCGAGCTGGTGACGGCAGCGAACGCCGGCGCAGCCATGAGCAAGCTGATGCAGATCAGCATGGGGTGGGTCTACACGACCGACAAGGCTGGTAATTCGAAGACCATCCCACTGGACAACATCAAACGTATCGAAGCCCTAGTGGACGCCATCGAAAGCACGGATCGTAAAGTGCTGGTGTTCGTACCGTTCATTCATGCGCTCGATGGTATCGGTAGCGCACTCACCGCGGAGAAGATCGACTATGCGACTGTATCGGGCGCTACGCCGGCTAAAGACCGCAACAATATTTTTAATATGTTCCAGAACACCAGTAAGCTCAAAGTGCTACTGGCTCACCCAGCCTGTCTCGCGCACGGCATCACGCTCACCGCGGCTGACACTGTCGTTTGGTTTGGGCCGATCACGTCTCTCGAAATCTACGATCAGGCCAACCACCGCATTCGGCGAGTAGGCCAGAAGCACAAGCAGCAGATCATCCACCTGCAGAGTACTGCGGTGGAGCGGCGCATCTACAAGCTCTTGCAGGGCAAGCAGGATGTGCAGAAGAAATTCCTGCAGCTGTTCGCTGACACGAACGAGGAGTGGTGATGACGAACGACTGGGACTACTACCCCGAGCTGGAAAAAATTCCGCCGGGCATGCCGGAACCGCCAGTAACCTCGCAAGGTAACGCGGAGACTGATGCTGCTGCCCAAGCACCGATGGACGACCGTGCTGGGATAGAATGGTTTGAGCGAACATTTGGCGTACCGCTTGGCGATAAGCCGGGAGCTGCGGACGTTGAGCGCGTTAGGGCTGCGGCGGTGCCATCGGCGGACCGCTGTGCCCGCTGTGGCTGCGAAACAAAAGGCGAAGTTGCGTGGGTGGATGGCGCTGAATGGTGCCATCCGTGCGCCGACAACGCAGCCGAGGCCGCGTGGGAACGTCATTGCGAGGACTTCCATGACGGCGGCTGCACCCGGTTTAACACACTGACTGACCAGCAAATCGAGGCGAGGAAATTGAAATGACCGAGCGCAACGAAGTCATGTGGTGTGTCGATTGCGGCGGCCGGTTCACGCAGGAAGAAATTGAGGGTTGGGGATGCCCGGAATGCGGCAGCCAAGGCGTTCCCTGCGACACCAAGAAAGACGTGACGGTCGAGGTCAATTGGCACGAACTCCGCATCTTGGTCATCTGGGCCGAGAATTGGGCTCAACAGCACGCCAGAAAGAAAACCGACGATAGCTCGGAGAAGATGCCTGTCACAGTGACAGCCATTGCGCGGCGTCTGCAAGGGCAGCATCCGACCCTTGGGCACCTGACGCTTTCGGGAGAACTGGCCGCTCTACCGGCCGATCTCGCAAAGTCTGGAATCAATGTGGGTGCGGTCGAGACCGTTGGGATTGAAAAGCCGCGCCTCTTGGAAGTCAACGGTCCCGGCGCAGTCGGGTATTCAGCGCTCTCTCTGGAGGATCGAAAGTGAGCGATAGAGAATTTTGGTTCTGTTTTATTTGTTTCGGAATCCCCCTCGTTTTAATCGGATGGAAACTCGCATCATGACCTCCCCCATGAGCCAAGCAGACATAGCGGCACAGCGGAAGGCGTTGGCCGATTTTATTGAGAAGGGCGAATATGCATCGCTTGACGATCTTGGGACGTACAATATTGCGTTGATCGTCGCCGCCCTCCGCCAAGCAGCCAAGGAGCCAGACGGTGCTGCCCAAGCAGGAAGCGTCCCCCTTGAGGCGGAAGCCGGGGACGGGACGTGGCAAGAGTTGATGAACCTAGCCGCGAGGGCTCGCGCACGCGCACACCATCATTTCCTGAACAGCAAAACGCACGATTTGTTTATTGAGTGCCCGGAGCAATTGGAGGCCATCGCCCCCACCACCGCAGTCCCATCGGCGGAGCGGTGCCCCTATTGCTCTGATGGCAAGCGAACTGGCCTTCCCGGTAACGCTTGCGAGAATTGCATGAACACGGGTCTAGCGCACCCCTCCACACACCATCGAACCACTGAAGGAGAACAGTCGTGACTGATCCCACCCAGCCCACTACACCGCCGCCTGTCGACGTCGAGAAGCGCGTCGGGCAATTCGTCATGCTGCGCGACATGAAGGCAGCGCTGAAGGAGAAGCACGACAGCGAAATGAAGCCGATCAACGACACGATGGAGATGATCAAGGACGAACTCAAAGTTGCACTAAACTCCGTCAACGCCGACAACATGAAGACCGGCAGCGGCACCGTTTCGCTCAACACAAAGTATAGCGCGTCGGCCGCGGACATCGACATGTTCTGGACGTGGGTCGTGACACAGGCAGCGTTTGACATGCTCGATAAGAAACCTAATGTGACCGCAATTCGCGAATACGTCGAACAGCACGGCGTTGCCCCGCCGGGAGTAAATTTCTCGTCGTTCCAAGATATTGGCGTGCGGCGCGCCACCAAGTAACTAAAACCCCACCCCTAGAGGTCGTCATGAAAATTTGGGCTAAAACTGAAGAGTTCAAAGAAGGTAAGTTCCTTGTTGTGCGCCGAGATGGCTCAATACCTCACTGGCCGCATTTTGTCCTAGGAGCCCGAGACCCGGCCGCTCCCGAAGCCCTACGGGCTTACGCGGATATTTGCGAACGCCTTGGGTTCGACGCTGAATACGTTGCCAGCATCAAGGAACTTGCAGACGATTTTTACAACTATCGAATGCAGCAGGGCGACGGTGACCCCGAAGCCCCTCCGCACCGGAAAGACAACACACAAGTTATCGCGGCGATGCGTGGTAGCGCGGCCAAAATTGTTGTCGTGCCCGACAAGACCAACACCCAAAAATAGCCACACCCACCAAAACCTCTAACTTATCTCAGGAGAATATATGTCTAACGCAATCGTTGTGCCGGACACCTTCAAGGTTCCGGTAGCCGCCGCCTTCGCAGGACAGCAGGCAGCGGATGATCTCTCGGGCGGCCTCACCGGCGGCTACGGCCTCCTCAAATATCGCGGCAAGGTCTGGTCGATCCAGTATCAGGGGAACTCGCTCAACCTCATGCGCGACGACGGCGACGGGCCGCGCGGCTCGGTCGACATCGTGATCCTCAAGGCGAACGCCCAGCTCTCGAAGACGTGGTACGAGAACGGTTGGGACGAAAACTCCAACGCCTCACCCGACTGTGCGTCGGCGAACGGCATCGTTCCCGATCAGGGCGTGCCGAAGAAGCAGTCCAATGTCTGCGCGACGTGCCCGCGCAACGCATGGGGCTCGGCGGCAAACGGCGGCAAGGGCAAGGCGTGCGGTGACCACCGCCGGATGGCCATCGTACCGTTGGCCGATTTGCGCAACGAGGGTTTCGGCGGGCCGCTGCTTCTCAGGTGCCCCGCGGCGTCGCTTCAGGACTTGGCAGCGTTCAACCAGCGCTACCATCAGATGGGCTACCCCTACTTTTCGATGGGGATCAAGATCAGCTTCGATCCGGCGGAGAGCTTTCCGAAGTTCCAGTTCGCGGCGATCCGGCCGTTGACCGAAGCTGAAGCGGCCATCGTGATTGAGATGCAGAGGTCGGACAACGTCGCCCGCGTGATCAGCGAGGGTACCGCGCCGGCCCCGGTTCAGGTCCAGCAGGCCCAGCCGACGTTCATCGAGCCTGTTCCGCCGAACGCCGTGCGGCCGACGGTGGTTCAGCCTGAACAGGTGGCAGTTCAGCCTGTCGCTCAGCCCGCTGCAGCTCAACCCGTCCAGCCCGCCGCCGTCGCCCAACCAGCCCCGGTACTGCCGACCCAACCTGTCGGCAATGGAGTTGCGGTTCCTGCAGCAACTGGCTTCGGGCCCGTTGCAGGGCAACAGCCGGCTGCTCAACCAACTGCTCAACCAGCCGCTCCAGCAAATACTGCAGTCGCTCAGCCTGCCGTCCAGCCTGCTGCAGCAGCCCCCGCCAAGCCCGCCGTCGCCATGACGGGGTTCGGGGCCACGCAGCCGGAAGCCACCCAGCCGGCCGCCGCAGCGGCTCCTGCCACTGTTCCGGCCGGTCCCGCGGTCACCCCGGGTGTGGTGACGGCCTTCGAAGGCTCCATCGACGACCGACTGAGCGCCCTGATCGCCGGCCAGTAAAAATAAAAAGCGGCTGAGGGGGGATTATCCCCCCTCAGGTGGTCGGGGAAACTTCATGTTCGAGAATGCCAAAATTTATCTGGCCCGCGTGCTGCCGTGGCCGGAGCCCGGTCAGCCCGGGTTCGTCAATATCCACTGGACCTTTCCACCCACCAACCCGCGCCCCGACGGCAAGCCCGCGTGGACCGGCCGCGCCGTGCAGTCCGCCGGCGAAGCGGGGAAGACCCTCGAGTTCGCGCTGAAGGCCGGCTCGAACACGCTCGACGTCTACGCCTGCATGTCGACGCAGCTGGCGGCCGAGGCTAAGGTCACCAAAGGGAAGTTCCCGCGTACCTACAACGCGCCGATCCGGCTGGCTACCAACGCCATCGCGCTGAAGAGCTTCTTCCTCGATGTCGACTACGGCAAGGTGGACGGCAGCAGCTACGCCACGCCCGACGACGCGGTCAAGGCGACAATGGACTTCATCAAGACGGTGGGGCTCCCGAAGCCGACGATGATCGTCCACTCCGGCGGTGGCTTTCACTTCTACTGGTGCGTGGATCGCGCACTCAGCCCCGACGAATGGCTCCCCATCGCGTTCTCGCTCGCTGAAGCGGCGAAGGCAAATGGGTTGCTGTGCGACACGCAGTGCACCGTGGACAGCGTCCGCGTGCTGCGCATCCCCGATACTCTCAACCGCAAGCAGGAGCCCGCGCGGCATGTTCGGTTTATTGGCCAGCCTCTCGATTATGATTATAGCCTCGACCGTGTGGCTGGGCCTCTACTTCCGTATGTTGGAAGAGTACCACAGGCACAAAGCTCGCTGGCTGTTGACCGATCCCTGTTTCCGCTACGGCCCGTCACCGCTCCACCTTCTGAGCTACAGGCTGGTCTTGATCAGTTGTGGCCTTCTCCTGATCTTGATCTTGTCACTCCACTCTGCGGCTTCCTACGTGATGCGGTTGCCAGTGGCGGTGCCGGGCTAAACAACCCGCTCTGGAACATCACGACGCTCATTTCAACCTTCACCAAGGGTGGGCGCGCCGATGCTCACCGCATGGGAGACAAGCATGCGACATACACCAAAGAGAGCACGGACGAATTCTTTGATCGAAAGGATCGTGAACGTAGCGAACGCGGTCTTGGCTGGCCCAGCTGTGCGACGATCTCGGCAACGGGAGCTACAGCTTGCAAAAGCTGCGCTCTCTTTGCACAGGGAAAATCTCCGCTTAACTTCGAGGTGCGAGCAACTACGTCAGGAGTTGTTGGAAGCGTCCCGCCTTCGCCGGGAGGCGCTCCAGCAGCTCAACCGGCTCCAAGTCCAATCGTTCAGACGAGCGGGTTCGGCCCCGCCACTGGCGGAGCGTCGGTCGCTGGACATGCGCTACACGGGCCTGTAACCTCCGGAGGTAACGCCGACATGCCGGCGGGCTACCTTCGCACCGCGGCGAACATCA